GTTATTTCTGCAAATAAGAGCTTTACATTAGCTTTTAGCCTATTATCATATCTAACTTCTGCTGATAATATTGCATAATAGTTTGGTCTTTCTGTCATCTAATTTGATAAATAGCTTGATAATCTTTGATGGCTAACTTAACTAATTCTAATTGATTATAAAAGTCTTTAAAAGATAAAATAATATCTACTGTCAAATCTCCTGAAATTACTCTAATAGATTGCTGATTAATAGCACTATGCTTTACTCCAGATTCTTTAAGATGATTCTGTAAATGATAAATATCTACAAAGTTTTTCTTACTGTTTTTAAGATCTGTATAAGAATTATAGATATTATTAAAAGTATCTCGATATAATTTCCAAGATTTATAGTAACCCTCGTGAGACCTGTCATAATGATAGACAGTAGTTCTATCTCTATTAATTCCTTTTGCTATTATATTTTCGTGAGTTCGATCTACCATTCTTGCTATACAACTAACTGCACTTCTGGCAGCAACGTAAATATGAGTACGGCTTTTACAAGCTAAAGAGCCTTCAGGCAGTTCTAACAACTCTGTCGCTAGACTGCATAAGGTTTTAAAATTTTTAGTAGGTGTCATATTAAAAAGGCATATCATTAGAATCATCAGCAAATTTTAATTGATTCATTTTGCTTTCATATTCATCAGTTCCTTTAATTTGGTCTCTGATCCATTCTGGCTGCTGATCTAACCAGTCTGCTTTGAAATTATCGTGATAGTTAAAAATAAATGTAGGATTAAATTGATCAGGACATTTAACTCCTTTTGTAAGTTTTCCTAAAGCTCCAACCATTGCAAACTCATTTCCAGTTTTACTGGTTTTATGTACAACTGTTACATTACAAGCCTGACCTAATAAATTAGTCAAATCAAAACTACTTAATTCTTTTGGAGTAAATCCTGCTCCCCTCCACATTTCTAAGTCTCTTCTTAAATTGCTTTTCTCGTGAAGACTTATAGTGTATTCTTTACTAATTACCATAGGCTTTTCTTCTCCTCCAAATTCTCTTATTTCGTGAGGTAATTCAAAAGTAAATCTAACTTTGTTAGAAAATTTCTTTTCTCCATTATACTCCCATTCAACGGTCCCAATATGAATCATACTATAACATCTACCTATATGAGTTCCACTAGGCACGATTTCTGTAATCTTTTGACTACTTGATTTTACTACTATTCCTTTCATAATTTATTTTTTAAAATTGCTTACTCTTGATGATTTTCAGCTTCCTCATTTTTTGATTCTAAAAAATACTGCACTATATAATATTTATAATTAGTGCTTCATTTTTATTGTATTGCTTTGCATAAGTCTGTAGATTAGCTGATATGATTTCATTATCTGATTTATTATACCAAACTGATTCTAAACTTTCTTCTCTATAATTATATGCTTCATCTAATTTTAATCCTGTACGATTCATATAATCAGTACCTGCTTTTTCTATTTGATTTAAAGTACCATAAATTCTAATATGATTGCTTAATTCTTTTATATCAATATAGCTTTCTCCTGTAGAACTATCTAGTTTTTTTTGTGTACTAAATTTACCATCTGGGTAAAAGTAGTAATCTTGACATAATATATCCATAATTATTTGTTTTTTATATGTTTTATTACTTGCTCTTTAATATATTCTATTTGATCTTTATCTATCCATTCTAAAAAATTAAAAGCATCAAAACAAATAGTTAAATCTTTTCCGTTTTCATCTTTACCTCTTAAATAGATTTCGTTTTCGTGTGCTTGAAATGTATTAATTTCGTGAAGTCTTTTATGTATTTCCATTAGTAATTAAATTGTATATGTAGCAAAATTGAAGCTACTGTTAATACTACAAGACCTGTAATAATAATCCAAGTAGGTATGCTATCGATTGGTCTTATTGGTTGTACATCATAATCTTTATACATATTTCTTTTACCATACTTACTCCAATTTGACATCTGTTCTTTAGAGTGAGAAAAGAATATATCTTTTTCTTCTCTATTCATAATTTGAATATTTCCTGAATTTGTGTTTATAATTTTATACATTTCTTATAGTATTGATTAATAATAGTGCAAACATACAAACTATATTTGACATATTAACTAAAATATTAACAAAATGTTAATCTACTCTAGTGATTAATTATAAACTTAGTAGTAATATACCTATGATTATAAGCATATAAATGGCAAAAATTCTGAAAGTAACGTCTTTTTTCATATTAAAAGTAATGTACTAATCTTGCTATTTGTCCTGATTCTTTTGAATGTATAAATCCTTCTACTGCTTTTTGTACTCCTGTAAAGCCTTTACGATTATGCCAACTATCAGTCCCTGATGGAGATCTCATATATTCAACAGTAACTCCAATAAAGTCTTTAGCATCTAACCATTTATATTTTACTTTGTGATGTAAATGATGTAAATACCAATATCTATATTTAGTTTCTGACCATTCTTTAGGCTTTTCATTAGCCATTAACATCGGTAATTTATCCATTTTAGCTCCGTCTCCGTGTTCTAATCCAATTAGATTAGATCCATACTTATAATATTTTCTATGAGCTACAGATATATCAAAAGTTATATCATCAGCTTTTCTAAACCAAGATTGTAAAGCGTGAGCTAAATGAAATCCACTTTGATAATCGTGATTACTCATAGAATGTATAACGTCTACTTTAGCAATATCTCTTAATATCTCTATACATTTAACATATAATTTTAATGCTAACTCAAAATGCTCCCACCATTTTCCATCAGCATCTTGAGGAGTACCAGCAGTTGTAGTATTATATACATTATCAATATGTAGAATGTCATTACCTACACAAAATAAAACTCTATCTATACTAAACCCTTGTGCTTTACTTATAAGTCCCGTCACACCTTCTAAAACTCTATTATATGCAATTTCTGTATTATACTTGTCTCCTGTTTCTAGTGCTACTGCTAATTTTCCAATATGTATGTCTGCAGGATTAATAACTAAAAGATGATTACCTTCTATTCTTTTAATTTTAGTATATACAGGAGAATTATTATATACAGGAGAATATTTTTCTATTAAATTTTTAATATTTTTTAATAAATCATTTTCCTTAACACTAAAATTATCTTTTGTAACTATTGAGAATCTTAATTCTCCCGACATATTTTGCCAATGCTTAACGCTAACAATATCTTTTTTATCAATACCTCTATCTTGTAGATGTATATCTAATGCAGTATTGTTATTTATATTAGATAAAGACTGTCCTCTATATTCATTTATTAATTCTACTTCAACAGAAGACAGTCTTAATCTTTTTCCTTTATTTTTTAGATTTTCCAAAATCTGCAAATGATTGTCCTAATAGCATTCCTAAGAGTGAAAACCAGATTTTTGATACTGCTTCTTCATCTACTCCCATAGCTCCAGCTATTAAAGGAACGACGATAGAACTGATTCCAAGCCATACTTTCTTAGACATCAATAGTTTAGTGATAATAAATTCTTTCATAGTTATTTGTTTTTGATTATTAAATTAATATTTTCTCCGCCCAAATTAATTATTTCTTTCATTAATAAGGTCATAGATAGTCTTGAGTTATGAACAAAGTCCTGTTCAGTTCCTTTGCCTACTAGGATGCAGCCGCTAGTATCTTGAGCTGAATTTCCACGATGCACTAAAATCCAATCTCTATTAGGTACATCTTTTAAAATTAAATGCAAATAGTCTCTAGTAGCACTTTGTCTAGCAGGTCTTAAATCTACCTTATATTTACCAGCAGGAATACAAGATATATTTCTTTGATTATCTTTCCAAGGATTCTCTAAAGTATCACAAAACAGCTCTGAATTTAAAAAAAGCTGCCCCATTGTAGACTTTTCTGTCCAAGTATCTCTTATTAATAAAAGATTTATTTCTTTCAAATTATTTTGAGAAGAGTGCATATACTTTGACTCCCCTAATTTCTCTAATAAATTCTTTACGAATATCAATATC